ATATCCTCTATGCTCATTCCCGGACCACGAGGTCCAACTGGCATAGTTGTTATGGTGTCTCTGCCATCAAAACCACCTGGTGGTGGATTAAGCCCTACTGGAGGAAGATCGCTAATATCAGGCAATTCTCCTCTGTTTCGTCTAATAGCATCAGCTCTTATTTGAGCAGCATTTCTAGTATCAGTTTCTCTGTCACTGGATTCTCTGTCATTGTATTGACGCATAATGTCATCGTAATCAAAGTTTAAAAAGTCAGGAAGGCCGCTAAAATCTAAGTCTCTTATAAAATCTGGTATTCCCGGAAAAGGACCGCCTGGTACAAAAGGCTCTGGTTCTGGTACAGGAGAAGGAGTTGGTGTAGCCAACTGGCCTTCTAGCTCTGCGATACGATCCATCATTTCTTGGAACCTTGTATCTTGAGCTGCTTGTTCTTCAGCACGTCTTGCCATTTCGGCTTCTCTGATTGGAGCTTGAGTTGCTTCGTATTGTTGTTGAAACTGNTGACCCATGGGGCTTTCCATTTGACGCATGAACTGTTGCCCAATTGGATCAGGTCTTACATCAGTTGGCATGAAAGCTTGGGTGGGCTGAGGTGGGGCATTGTAGCCTTGGGGGGTAAAATATGCTGGTCCACCCACAACCGCTGTTGGTCTGCCTATCGGCATGGGTTCTGGTGGTAATGCCATTTGGCCAGGTGCTTGACCCAAACCTTGAGAATAGCCAGGTACTCTAGATGGTTGACCATACATCTGATTTTGTAAACCAGCAGGTGCAACCATTGCATCACCAATCGCCATTTAAGAAACTCCGTTAAATTTAGTGCCTCGTAAAGCAGCTCCTCCACCACGAGATTTACCTTTGCCATATGGTTTAGGTGCGCCTGGGTTTGGCATACTTTCTACTTGCTTGTAGTTTACAGTGCCTTGGTCTTTGATGGTTACGCTTGGTTTAACGCCTTTTACTTTTTCCATTTTTATTACCTTTATTTTTTCTTGCTTCTTGTAGAGCAATCGCAATGGCAGTTTTCTGTTTCTTACCGCTGCGTGTTAATTCACTTATGTTAGCAGATATTGTCTTCCTACTGCTACCTTTTTTTAAAGGCATATTATTTTTTCTTTTTAACTGCCTTCTTAACTACCTTGGCCTTAGTCTTAACGACAGACTTAGANTTTTTGGCTTTAGACTTGACCGTTTTGGTTGCTTTCGCAAGGACCTTGTCTGCATCTTTGTCTGCNTTTTTGGCGATCTTGTCGATGTCGATATTTGCATTCTCATTGATGATCGGTTGATTGCCATTTAATTTTGCCTCTTCTTCTTTCATTACAGCCTTGTTTATTGCTGTCATTTTTTGTCTAACTGAACTCATTTGTTACCTCGCATGATATCCATTGCTTTGAATTGATTTTGTTGTTCGATCCTTTCACGAGCAATTGTGTCTTTCATCATAGCAATTTCTTTTTGAATTTGTAACCTTTGCTCTGCAAGTTCATTGCCTTGCATTGCTTTCATTGCATCAAACTGTTGACGCTGCACAAACTCTTCACGCTTGCGTTGTACATCATCAGCTTTAATGTCTAGCTCTTTGCCCCTTAATTCTACCAGTGGATCTGGCATGGGTGGAGGTGGCATAAACATTTGATTAACTTGTTGCATTAATTGAGCAACCACCGCAGATACATCACGAGCCACAGAATCTTTTAGTTGCTGTTGATAACCCATAGACATTTCTGGTGGCAACATATTGATCTGTTGCATTGTTGCTTGGAACTCTGGGTTCTGAGCATTTTGTTGATCTACTATTTCAGCGGCCCTAAATGAAACATGCTGATAAACGTGTGCTTGTATAAGAGATAAGACTGGCGGATTCGATTGAGCAGTAATGGTGTTATACAAAGACATGTGTGAATTAATGTGTGCATCATGATCTTGTCCCATAAATGCTTGTTGGGGCAATCCTGTAATCAGCCCTGCGTTCTCACTTGCTGGGTCCATAGGTTGTGGCTGTGGAGGAGGTGGCAATAACTGTTCTATGTTTTGTACTCCCATGGCCGCGTACATTCTTCTATAAGCTTCATGAATACCATTCGGGCCATGAATCTCTGGATTGCTTTGTACTGTTCTAAGTAACTCTTGAGCCATCATGACTCGTTGCGCCATAGAGAAAGTATTCGGATCTGATATTGGTAAGACGTCTACACGCTCATCAAAGTCCACAGCCTTGATGGTTTGATTACCATTGGCTGTGTTGTACGGATAAGCAGGTGGCAAGTATTCAGCAAAAACCTTGGATAAGATTTCAAACTCAATTCTTTGAGATGCATGCAATCTTTTGTGAATTGCAGACATAACTCTTGTGCCACGCTCAAGTAGAGCAACCGTTGTACCTACCGGCGCATTTTGATTCGCATCACCAATTTGCATGTCAGCAATAGATGCGAAACGCCGACCACTATCGACAAGGATTCCCAGGAGAGAAAGTAGAGTTTGAGAAGGTTCCTTGAACGGTAACGGTACAAAGGCGTCTCGCAAACTTCCACCGGGAGCGTCCATGTCTCTGAACTCACCTGGTTGTAAGGGTTGATCGTCATTGCGAATACGAATTCCACGCGCCTTAAAGCCAGCTGGTAAATTGGATAAAGTACCAGCGTCAATAAGTTGACGTAGAATGGAGGTCGAGGCTTTGGATAAGCCTCCGATCATGTGGGTTAAACCAAAGCCATAGAATCCTAGGCCTGGTAAAAACTTGTAATGCACAAAGTAATTGATGCGTTCTTTTAACTGATCATTTTCTTTGTAGTTTCTTCTGATGGACAATACTTTGCCATTGGCCATGGTAACGATGTATGGCAACTTAATGCCTGTCTCTTCACCTTCAGCGTTCATGTCTTCAAAGCCCGGTATGTCTAACTCGACATGGGACTCAAAGACTTGACAGCTATCATCGTCTGAATAGCTAGGCTCAACGCCCTGTAACTTATCGATCTCCTCTTGGATTTCGTCAGTTTCGTCTGGATTTACTGTTCCATAGTTTAGTTCTACATCACGATAAAAACCGACTTGTTGCAGCTTGCGTATTTCATTCATTGACATATTAATCACATGAGTGATTCTTGTCGCGCTGTGTAAGTCTGTTGCCCCATATGGAACAATTAAGTCTTCACTTGGAATGAACTTAGAAACTGCTCTGCCTAAGTTTTGATCGTAATATACTTTTCTAAAAGCTGAACCACTCAGCGGTAGGTAGAACAACATCTGATCGGTTTCAGAATCATACTCACGCATAACTTGCATGAGCTGATAGTTCATGAACTCTTGCACGCGTGATGCTTGTTGTTCTGTTTCAGGGGTAGCCATGCCAATGACTTGTGTCTTGACTGGGCCTTGCGATGGTAAGAGTTCGTTATAGGCTTGCGCTTGGAACTGAGTTACAGATTCTGCAAGCAATGGATGCATAACACCAGAAGCCCCATCAAATGGTTGGGTTCTTTCTTCGTAGTTCATGCCAAGATATTCTAGGCCTTCGCGATATGTTTTTTCCCATTCTTTGCGTGACTCTTTGTCAGCATCGATGTTGCCCATCAAATCATTTTTGACTGAGTTTAAATCTCCGTCATCAATGATTTCAGCAAGGTTGGCATAGAAGTCTGTATCTTCCATAGGGGGAGTGGGCATGCCAAATGCAATGTTGCCATCTTCAAGTTGCTCAAAGTTATCGAAGTCTGCATCCTCTTCGGTTACATCAACTTCTAGCTCCAAGCCTTTGGATCTATCTCTAACCTTAAGGTCTACTTGATCCTCAATGGTGATTGCTTTCTCTATTGCCATTTATTTTATTTTAAAGCTTTACCAAAACCTCTTTTAGCTGCGCCTACTCCTCTTCTTTTGCCACCATTTCTGTTGCCCTTAGAAAGCATACCGCCAGATCTATATCCTTTGGTCTTCATCATACCGCCAGACTTATAGCCTTTAGTTTTCATCATGCCACCGCCAGCTTTCTTCTTAGGCTTTCTAATAAAGTCAATCGCGCCTTTATCGCCACCGAACTTTTTGTCTTTACCTAAAAGAACTTTCTTAGCTTTTTGACCCAGTCTATTCAAAGGACCTCTGGATTTACCGCCACGCTTGTTGTAAGCAGCAAGCTCGTTAGCATCGTAACCTTTTTTCTTGAGATCAGTTTTGGTAACAGCTGTATATGATTTGCCATTGTGAGTAAACTTCGTGCCTTCACCTTTAGCTCTAGCTTTTTTAAATGCTTGAGCAAATGTTTCTTTTGGCGCTGGTTTCTTTTTATTTAAAGTTCCAATCGCTGCGGCTGATGCTCCTAGTCCAAGAGCAGTGGCTCTAATGTTTCCTCTACCACCAGTTTTATTTCTTGCTCTAGCTGTTGGACTAGCAATAGTTTTAGCCGCTTGCTTAGTTGCTAATGCTTTCTTAGCAATAGACTTAGAATTTCTTTTGTTGGCCGCTGCCTTGTTAGCTGCTTCGATTTTACTTCTTTCTGATTTAATCG